ATCCTGAACAAGTTGTAAGACTTGTGAGAGAGCAGGTTAAGATGTCAGAGACTGGTCAGGTAGAAATTGTAGATCCTAATTCAGGAAACACAAGGTATACCGAGGCTGGAACCCCGTTGGATGTAGATACGGCAGTAGGTGAGTGGCTCAAGGCCAACCCTCATTTCGTGTCAGCAGGACAAAGCGGCTCCGGTGCCACTTCGAATAAATCACCTGAAGGTGTTTCAACTACGACTGATATCAACAAGTTGGATCTTAAAGATCCAAAACAGAGGCAGTTGTATTCTGAAATGCGTAGGAAAATATATCCAAACGTAACATAAGTTATAACTCCTTTAAATTAACTTAAAACAAAAGGAGATTAGCAATGGCTAATACTAATACTGCAGATTCGCAAATTTTGACGAATATGCTACAAGAAGCCGTTTTTACTCAGTCTGAGAAATCAATCGCAGACAAAGTATTCACGACTTACGATATGTCTGGAACAGCAGGTTTAACTGCTCAAATCCCAGTATATCCAGAAATAGCGGCACAAACACAAAACCAAACAACTGAAGTGACTGATACTAGTTTTACAATCGCTCAGGTTGATGTTACTGCGGCTGAAGTCCAAGCAAGAATAGATGTATCTGACTTACTATCAGAATCCACAATCAGAAATATGGGTTCAGATGTTGGTCAAATGATCGGTTCTGCTATCGGCGAAAAAGTTGATACAAATGCATTTGCACTTTTTACAGAAGCAAATATCGCGAATGATGTTGGAGACAACGCATCTACGGTAGATCCTGCTTTACTTTTAAAAGGTGTTTATAAATTAAGAGAACAAAATGCTCCAACGGATGGTGAAGGTGATTATCACTGTGTTATTCATCCGGGTCAAGCATACGGTTTAGCAAGTGCCTTAGCAGGTGCTGGTTACGGAACGTCAGCAAACGCAATATCAAATGTAGGTAATACTTTATTATCTTCATCAGCGTATGTTGGAAGATTATTCAACGTAAAAATCTTTCAATCGACTGGTATCGCGGCTGATTCAGTGGCTACAGACGCACAAGGTTGTGTGTTCTCACCCGCGGCTTTCGCTCACGTTATCAAAAGACCATTAAGAATAGAATCTCAGAGAGACGCAAGTATGCGTCATACTGAATATGTAGGTTCAACTGCTGTGAAAACAGCGTTGGTTAAAGCCGCGTATGCAGTTAGAATCAAAGGTTCTAAATCTTTAGCATAAGGATAATACCTCGCTTATTAAGGTGGCCCAAATATGGATTGTATAGGGCCACCTTTTTTTACGACCGAATAAATAACATTGTAGGTTGGTAGGACCAGCCTTTTAACATATAGGAAGGACCTTTATGAGCACATTCGCGAACGACACGAATATATTAGAATACGAACCAGATATCCAAAAATACGGCATAGCAGAATTCGACGACCTCCACGAAAAGTCATATGAAGACATCATAAGATTGTTAAACATCAAGTGGTGGCCAAAGGCGAACTACGGCAAATACGATATCACTATTGTAGGCAGTAGTAATGAGAGGCTGAGTCCGTCAAGATTGACAGCGAGTCAATTTACAAGAGCATCGGTGTATCATACTTTAGGATATTATGTATATCCCAGATTATCAACATTCGATCCAGACGGAGATATGTTTAGAGAAAAAATGACATATTACAAACAAGCATTCGAGACTGAGATGGATTTAATTTTAAGGGCAGGTGTAGAATACGATATCGATAGTTCAGGTAGCATAGACGATTCAGAGAGACAGACCTTCCATCATAATAGATTGGTTAGGTAATGTCAGCAAGAGAAAACATCGCAATCAACATAGAAAAACAATTAGAGAATATGACGGATCCTGCTTTGGGGTCAGTGAGCAGAGTATTCTTCGATGTCCAAAAATTAGCAATCACACAATTCCCGGCTGTATTGATACAGACTGTTGAAGAAAGCAGAGAAGATATCACTTCAGATGAAAGGTTAGGATTGATTAGGTATAACCTAAGATGTTTTGTAAGAGGCACAGAGATAGACACACTTCGTAACGAGGTTTGTGAGCGTATAGAAGAAACGTTAGAGCAATCAAGAGATAGAGATATAACATTAGCATCAACAAGTATCCATAGTGTAACCACACGTGTGGCAGGTATAGAGGTGGTCGAAAGGGACCTCCCCCTTGGTGAAGTTGTTGTATTAGTAGATGTAGAATATAGATACAAAAAAGGAGTATTATAATGAGTATAAGAATGTATAAAGAAAAGAATTCAAAACGTGTGCGTGGATTAAATGTCCAGGCACATTTGGATACAGGTTGGACCTTAGAACCTGTTAATCAAATAAACGTCAAACCACGGAAAAAAGTTTTACCTAAAATGAAACTGACAATCGGTGAAGTAGATGTTAAAACTAACATTGATCTTTCAGGTCCAAAAGATCTAAACAATAAGGAGTAATCATATGGCAGTTAATACAGGAATCTATACTGGTGAATCTGGAGCCATCAAATTTGTAGGTGATGATTCTGCGGTAACCGCGGTTGCCTCTGTTAGATCTTTTACTATCGATAGAGAAGTTCAGTCAATTGAGACGACCGTAATGGGAGATGCGTCAAGAACGTATCAAGCAGGTTTGTCGCAGTTTTCTGGTTCTTTAGATGTGTATCTAAGAGATGATGACCCAGGACAAGATAACTTTATGAGTTATGTTGAAAACCCGGATTCAGTTGCTAAAATCGAATTATTCCCATCAGGAACTACAACAGGAATTAAATTAGCAGGTAACATAATTGTTACCGGTCATTCAGTTTCAAGTAATTTCGATGGGGCAGTCGAGGCCTCGATCCAATTTCAGGGATCTGGTTCTTTAGCACGGACACCGGTATAATGATCAACGTTAGTTTCAGACCTCGTTTAGGTGTAACATTCAAGAAAGTGCGTAAAGGCGTTAACGAAGAACATCAATTATTCAGCAGTGAATTATTGGAACAAGTTAGAGCCGCTACACCGATCAAGGATGGAAGAGCAAGACGAGGCTGGAGCGAACGTAAAATGGGAGATAAGATAAGGGTTACGAACAGGATCCCATATATCGAAAGGCTCGAGTCGAATTTTAGTAAGCAGACAAGAGGCAAAGGTATTATTAAACCTGCAGTAACAAGAACAAAAAGTAATAGAAGGAGAGTAAGATGAGTAAGACGTTACAGAAGATAGCAAGTCACTATCAGAAAGCGATAGCCGGCGATTTAGAGAAGATCACGGTTAAGGAATGGGATATGGAAATCTATTGTAAAAGAACATATGCCTTTAGAGATGAATCTAAAGTTATTGAACTTCAACAACAAGGTAAAACTGTTGAGGCTCTGGTAGAATCATTGATTGTAAAAGCATTAGATAAAGATGGTCAAAAAATCTTTGTTGATGCTGATAGAGTTAATTTAATGAATGAAGCAGATCCGGCAGTTATTATTAAAGTTGCTGGTTTAATCAATAACATTGGATTAAGAAAACCAATTGGTGATCTCGTAAAGGAATAGAGGCCAACCCGGAATTAGGGTTCTTAATGTTGTTGGCTGATAGGTTGAAAAGACCTCTCAAAGACATTATGGAACTGTCGGTGTTGGAAATAGATCTATGGTCAGCGTGGATCAGAAAAGAACAAGATGTTGCAAAGCAACAAATGAGGAGACAAAGAGCAGGTGGCTATAAAACAAAAAATAGACCTTGATGTAGTAGTTCAGAACACCCAACGGATCGATAAACTCGAGAGAGCGTTAGGTAGAACACAGAAGGGTGCGTTAAGTTTAGGTCAAGCGGCTAAAGTCGCGGCGGGAGCCATTGCGGCGATTGGAGTAGGTAGAGCGATAAGAAGTCTTGTTCAAGTTGGTCAACAGGTAGAGTCATTAGGTTTAAGATTTAAATTCTTATTTGGATCAGCAGAAGAAGGTGCGAGAGCATTCGATACCTTAACTGAATTTGCGGGTAAAGTTCCCTTTAGTCTGGAACAGATATCTGCGGCTTCGGGTAATTTGGCTGTTGTGGCTAAAGATGCTGATGAATTAAAAAATATTTTAGAGATCACTGGTAATGTTGCGGCAGTAACAGGTCTTGATTTTAGAACGACAGGTGAGCAGATACAAAGAGCCTTATCCGGCGGTATTGCTTCTGCTGATATCTTTAGAGAACGAGGTGTTAGGGCCTTATTAGGCTTTAAGGAAGGAGCAACGGTATCCATAGAGGAGACCCGGGAAGCATTTCAGAGAGTGTTTGGTAAGGGTGGTGAGTTCGGTAGTGCTACTGATGAATTTGCTGAAACATTGGAAGGAACGGTTTCGATGTTACAGGATAAATTATTCAAGTTTCAAGATGTAGCATCACGTGAATTCTTCGATGTGTTGAATAGTGAGTTAGGTGACCTTAATGAATTCTTCGATGAGAATGCTGAAACGATAGATGAGTTTGCTCGAGCAGTAGGTTCTGGTTTATCAAAAGCAATTATAGGCACAGGTGAAGCATTAAAGTTCTTAAAGGATAATAGTGATCTTGTGTTTATGGCTTTAGGTGCCATCGTAGGTCTAAAAATAGGTTCTTTGTTCTTGAGTATTGCGGCAAGTATAAGAACGGCTACGATCGCTATGGGAACCTTTAACTTGGTTGCGTTGGCTAATCCATTGGTATTATTAGCGGCGGCAGTTGCTGGTGTGGTTACGGTCTTCACGATGTTGAAAGACGAAACAGATAGAGCCACAGACGGTTTAGAAGATTATATGGATGTTGCTGAAGAAGTAGTCGAAATGACCGATGAAGAGAAAGCGGCAGTAGAAGAATTAAATCGTGTCAAACAAGAACAATTCAGAACGTTACAAAATATAAATGCCGAATATAAAAATTATAGAACGGTTTTACCTGATATAACGAACAGAGAAAGAGGTATTGCGAAGGCTATAGAAGCCAATATTGTAAATTACGACAATCTAAAAGGTGCTAATAAAAGTTTTGTTAATACATTGTTACAATTGGGAGAAACAGAAGCAGAAGGTATCAATAGAATAGAAGCAGAAAGATTAGAAAGATTAGCAGAGTTATATAAAACAGAAGAAATTAGTAAAAAAGAATTAGAAGAATTAAAGACTCAAATTACTGCAGATGCGATTAGACAAAGAACTGCTTTAGAAGAAAGAGCGGCAAAAGCAGATCAGGACAGATATCAGAAGGTGCTTCAAGGTATTAGGGATGGTAAGTTACAAGAAATAGATTTCGATAAGATGTCAACGGAGCAGAAGACCGAAATTGCTAAAGAAGGTTTTATGTCTATCTTAAGAGAGACTGCGTCATTTAATAAAAATTCATTTGAAGCATTTAAGAAAGTTAGGATTGCTGAAGCATTAATCAATACCTACAAAGGTGTAACAAATGCGTTATCGACATATCCACCACCATTCAGTTTTATATTTGCGGCGACACAGTTAGCGGCAGGTATGGCCCAAGTAAATGCTATTAGGGGTCAGCAATTTCAAGGAAGAGAAAGAGGTGGCCCGGTTAATCCAGGTGAAACTTTCTTGGTTGGAGAATCTGGTCCAGAATTGTTTCGTCCGGCTACATCAGGATTTATTGATCCGGATGTTGGATTCGGTGGCGGTCAAGGAGCAACAATTAATTTTAACATATCAACGGTTGATGCGAGAGACTTCGATGAATTATTAGCGACAAGACAAGAATTAATAATTAGTTTAGTCAATAGAGGATTAACAGAGAGAGGTAGAGCGAGGTTAGTATAATGGCAGGATCATTCCCAACGGCAGGTTTTACTGCAACAGAATTAAAAAGTAATACGAAGAGTAGATTGACAGAATCTATATCGGGTCAGACACAAAGAGTTAAGTCAGGTGCTCAATATTTCAGTTTAAAAATGAAATCACCACCTTTGAATAGAACAGAATTCAACAGCATTTATTCATTTATTATACAACAAGATGGTCAGGTTGAATCTTTTACGATAATACCACCAGAGATGAGTTCGACGACAGGCACGATGACAGGCACAGTAACAAGTGCTAATGTAACATCGGCCGACCCAGCGATGATTCAATCAGCGGGATCGACGGCAGTTGGTATAACAGATGATGGAACCCCGTCAGGGACATTGAAGAAGGGAGATTTAATCAAGTTTAGTAATCACGATAAAGTTTATATGCTTGTGGCCGATCTTACTTTAGCAAATGATTCAGCAGTAAAACAAATGCAATTTTATCCACCATTGGTTGAATCAATAGCCGGTGGATCGACAACGGTTCAGTATAATGATGTGCCATTCAAAGTATTTTTTATGACTGACGAATTAAGTTATGAAGTCCAGAACGATGGCTTTTATAGATATGAAATCAGTGTGCGTGAGGAGTTGTAATGCCAAGAGATATACCAAAGGCACTCCAAGACAAATTAGCCGCAAAGAAAGTCTTTGTTGCTGACCTTTTAGAATTTCATTTTGGCACCACATTATATTTTACAACAGCCAATATTGACCTTTCGTATGATAGTGCCACGGCACCAGACAGCGGTGCGAATTCATATATCGCTCAAGGACTTTTTTTAAATTATAAAGATATTGTAGAGAATAGTGATTTAAGAGTAGGAACTTTAGATCTCAGTTTTACGGCAGTAGATCCAACGATGGTTGCTGTGTTGATTAATAATGATTTTATTGATAAAAGGGTTGTGTTGTATAGAGCGGTCCTTAATGATGATTATAGTTTTACGAGTAATGATGTTTTTACAATTTTTGATGGTAGGGTATCAGGATGGAAATTAACAGAAGGCACGAATAGTGCTAATGTTGTTTTATCAGTAGCAAGTTTCTTCGCAGACTTCAATAGGACAAACGGTAGAAGAACCAATCCGGCGTCACAGAATTTACATTTCAGTAGTGATAAGGGAATGGACTTTAGTCCGCAAATAGTAAAAGATATAAAGTGGGGGAGACCATAATGGAAATAAGAGAGATAAGAGAAAGCGATTATGCTGGTGCGATAGAAATATCAAATTTAGCAATGAAAGAATTGTATAATGTAGAACCGACGATGGATTTTAATTTTAAGATCAAGAATATATTTGTTACCCCAGGTAATGTAGCCAAGATAGTGATGAAGGATAAAATGATTGTTGGTATTTTTGTAATGACTGAAGAAAGATTTATTCATAACGACAAGAAAAAAATGAATGTTAATTTTTTTTATATGTTACCAGAGTATAGAACAGAAGATGCTATGAATCAAGTTTATGAATATGTGGCCAATTTTGCTGTATGTAATGGTAGTGAAAGTGTAGGTTTTGATACATCACTGCCATTTTTTAGTAACCATATGATAGATAATTTTGAATTGAAGAAAACAGCAGTCAGTTTTGAGAAAGTATTATGATAAGAAAAAAACAAGGAATACACGCGGCCATAGAAGGATATTTTAGAGAAGCCACTTCGACCGATATAGAAATTGTTGCGGATAAGTTGCGTGAAGAAGATTGTAACACGATAAAGTGGATGGTCGATCTACCAAACAAAGACGCATTGAAAATGACTTGTGGAGCAAGTTTAGAAAGTTATACGATTGTTGTTGATGGACGTGCTGTAGGTATGTTCGGTGTAGCCGGTAAGAAAGATATTGGTCAGCCGTGGTTGTTGATGAGTGATTGGATGTCAGAATTCCCGCACCTTAAAAGAGAATTTTTAGTTGAATGTAGAAGAGTTATTTTGAATTTTAAACCCAAGTATAAAAAATTATTTAATTTTGTTTATAGAGATCATACAGATCATATAAAATGGTTAGAATGGTTAGGTTTTACGGTTAAGGATCTTTATCAAGAGTTTGGTCCTTATAAAAAACCTTTTTATTATTTTGAAATGGAGAACAAATAGATGTGTTGTTTTGCTGGTGATACAGAGATCAAATTAGCGAATGGTGAAAAGAAAGCCATCAAGGATATAAGAGTAGGTGATCAGATCCGAGGTGCCAAGAAATTAAATCACGTTAAGAAGATTTATACCCCATACCTTCATTTTAGAAAAAAATATAGTATCAATGATGGTGAGTATTTTACGACGGCAGAACACCCGTTTCAGACCACATCAGGTTGGAAGGCTATAAAACCATTTAAGCGATGGTGGGATCCAGAGACTTGGTCCAATTGGTTTCATAACCATAAAGATTTAGAAAATATCACCCAGTTAAAAGTTGGAGATAAGATTATCACAGAATTAGGACAGATAGAAGTCCAAAAAATAAAAGCCAATTGGAATCCATTAAATTGGTTTGAAAAAGTTTATAATTTAGAATTAGATAATGATAACACGTATTATGCTGACAATTACCTTGTCCATAACAAAGGTGGCGGAGGAGGTGGCGGTATCATTAGTAAGGTGTTCGGCTTTATAGGTGATATTGTAGAAGGTGTTGTTAAAATATTTACATCACCATTTGGTTTAGATTTAACGGTGCCTGAAGTATCAGCATCACAGACAGAACAGATCCAAGGTGTGTTGTTGAATAAAGATTCGGGTATAACGAATGTGCCGGTGATATATGGAACAAGAATGGTTGGTGGAGCAAGAGTGTTTGTATCTACGAATGGTTCAGGTAACGAATACCTTTATGTTGCGTATGTGTTGGGAGAAGGTCAAGTTGATAGTTACACGCAGTTGTTGATTGATGATATTGTTGTGACACCGAATAGTTTTGCTCACGGAGTCAAGACGACTTCGTCGACAAGTCCTTATTCGGATGAAAGTAGATTAGAATTGCAATTTTTTGATGGTAGAGATAATCAGGTTGCTTCATCTTTATTGAAAGAAGCACCGGGTTGGACCGATAACCATAAGTTAAGTGGTTTATGTTATTTGGCCGCGAAGTATAGATGGAAGAAGGTCGAAGACCAAGCAGATGCTGATAATAATCCATATGGTGGTGGTATACCAAATGTTAAAGTTACTGTAAAAGGTAAAAAGATATTTGATTTGACTGGTGCGTATTCACCACAAACGGTTGGTTCATTTACAGGACAGACAGGCACGTCATCAGGATTATTGAATAGAAGATCAGAGACAGCGACCAGAGTTCATAGTGTTAGTAGCCAGACAAGTAGTAATACGATACAAGATGCTGGTGTCACTTTTACGTTAAATCAACAAGCACAGGTTAGAATCATCCAACAGATGAGCACCCAGATATCTGGCAGTCCAGCAGGTATAATTGACAACAGTATCAATTTTACGATTGAGAATACCGGCACAGGTGCCACTGTGTTCTCGGCCAATGATAGTAAGGCGTTAGGTAAGTTCAGCAACGTTGTGCTACACGGCTCACAGAATTATAAAGCAGATTTATCCATAGACAAGACAGAAGTATTACCTGCGGGTAATTACAGATTTAGTGATGTGAATACGGTGACCCATAGAGGTGCCTCTACTAGTAGAAACACGCAATATTATTTGAGTGTCCAGATAGAAGATGCTCCAGTCCAAGAAAATCATACCACGCTTTATGCTGATGAGACTGTGACCCATAGTAATAACCCAGTAAATATTTTATTGGATTATATGAGAAATTCAAGATACGGCAAAGGCTTACCGAACAGTGCGTTTCATTGGAACAGTTGGAGAAAGATGGCCAAGTTATGTGACCAAGTTGTAAGTTATACAAGTTCAACGACCGGTAAGGCTTTTACCTGTGATGCTGTTGTAGAAACATCGACCAGTATTATGAATAATTGTAAAATATTGTTAGTTGGGTTTAGAGGTATTATGCCATATACCCAAGGTCAGTTTAGATTAAAAATAGAAAATGCTGGTGATGATGATAATATAGAATCCATACCATCAGATCCACCGGTTAGTTTTACGGCCAACCAAGATAATATTATTGGTGGTCTTCAGTTGATAGGTGATAATAAAGAAACGAAAGTTAACAGAGCCAGAGTCACGTATGTTGATCCAGGTGCTGATTATCAACCGAATGAAGTGATATATCCGGACGATGGTTCGGCAGATGATACCGCATTTTTATCCGAAGATAACAACCAGAGATTAGAAGCGACATTGAGTTTGCCGACGGTGGCGAATAGAGAACAGGCATTACAATATGCTGAAGTATTTGTAAAGAGATCAAGGAATGCGAAACAGATACAATTTGCTACGAATATAGCAGGTAGTAATGTTGCGGTAGGTGATTTATGTAGAGTGACGAGTCCGACGATAGGATTGGATGGTCAGTTTAGAATCACAGATATAAGATTAAATGCTGAAGGAGATATCCAAATAACAGGATTCGAACACCAGCCAACGATTTACACGATTAATGCCAAGTCAGCAGATATAACAAGACCAAGTCTGAATTTACCCAACCCTTTGACGGTGCCAGCACCGACCGGGGTAACGGTATCATCAGGATCAACCAACCAGGCATCATCGGGATATGTAGCAGAATCAAGGTTAAATGTAACCTGGACCGCTACGGCAGATCCTTTCTTTAAAGAGTATATTGTTCAATATAAGTTAGCCGCTGATTCAACATATATCACGGCAGGTATTACGAACGACATCCAGTTTTTTATTGCTCCGGTAACCAGCGGTGAGCAATACGATGTAAGAGTCGCGAGTAGAAACGAATTGAATAAGAGAAGTAATTACGCGAGTGCCACAAGACATACGGTATCGTAATGAAAGCCGAGGTCTTCGATAAGAAGATTTTGTTGTTCGGTTATTATAAATGTCAAGAAAACCAGAGCGATAGATTTAAATGCCACGGTCACCATACGTGTAAGTTTGTGTTTAAAAAAGGCACTGTTAATGATTATTATGTAAAAACTCTTCGAAGGAAGACCATCCTAAATATGTA